ATGTCTGATCAACACATAATGAAAGCCATGTTCACGCAGCAGCGAATTCAGATCATGCATTTGGGTAAGCATCACGAGGAATATACCGACGCGTACATCTTTGCCTGGGAGTCCGGTGTTTATCCGTTTTTGCATGATTTGGGTGGCGAACATCAGTATCTTCCCCATGAATTATATGGCGACTTTTTTGAGGTCAGCGCACAGAAGGGCGCATCCATTTATGAACGTCTTAACCGGGCATGGGCAGATGAAGAGGATAATTTAACGTATAGCAGACTGGAGTCTGACCTGATGGGCATTGGCAGTTCGCGTGAATGGCGTCCCGATGAGGTCATGAATGTATGTCGCTATCTTTTCCTGACGGGCTGTTTTGACGAGGTATTCTGGAAGGCGCTGTGTAAGCCAACGGCAGATTCATCATGGGTTGAGTTCGTGCGGGACGCGTACAGCCGGGAGCATGATACGGCGTTTATGTGAGCACATAAGAGGCAATGAAGAGCACATTGAATGAAGTGTGGGTTATCACGGAAAGAGGGCTGTCAGAATATAACCGTGAACCCCCGCACGAGCCATTGAACATCTTATACCAGACGAATATCGACTCAAATCGTGATCGCAACCAGTGTCAGCTACACTAATACCAGCGGTTATACTTGATATAAAAAAATGAGACGATAATAAGCCACAAAAAGGTCAGTATCCCAAAATAATCAGGTATAAATCTCGCGAAGATATATGCCCCTGCCACAATAAGGGCCAAAGGGATTAAATAGATATATGACTGTAAAAACCATAAAATTGCCTGCTTCATTTTTTTAATAACTCATATAAAGCTTTACCGATCATGATAGTCCCTCTACTTCATACCCGCCTGGCGATAGTCAGGTGGAGGACTAACTTACCTGATATTTCAGCATACTTGTAAGCCTTATAAGAGCATTGTGTTGTATGTACCCTTCCTGAGGACTGTACTGGTCGTTACCACAATGACTGGCGTGGGCTAACGCGCTAAAGTCCCGGTCCCTGGTCAATGAGGAAAAGTCTTTGCGCTTGTGTGGCACGTCATCGCGCAGAAAAACGTCACATGTGAAGCTGATTTTGGGGCCAGGTAACAGATTTGACCATCAATTGCAGACTCTTCGCCATTTCAGGTCATAGTGAAGAGGTGATTATTAGATGGTTAATTTAAGGATACGAATATGCCAACAGTAATTGAGAAAGCATTGGACTTTATTGGCGGTATGAACACATCAGCCTCAACACCACATTCCATGGATGAGAGTACAGTGAAGGGGATGTTTAAGTATCTGAAAGAGCTTGGTGTTCCAGCTCACGCCGAGGAGATTATCGCGCGAGGGGAGCGGGAAGGGTGGCACCCGGAGTTCACAAAAAAAGTGGCGGGATGGGCGGATAAAATCGAGTCCGCTGACCGCGTGGTGATTAAAAACCCTGAATACTTTACTTCGTATATGAAGGAAGAGCTGCGCGCGCGGGTGAACGTCGAGTTTGACCCGGCAAGTTAAGCGCATCTCAGTTCGCTTCTCACATGGATTTTAATACGACAAAGGGCCTCTGTTTTCACTTAGGCCCTTGAATTTGGTGGCCCCTGCTGGGTTTGAACCAGCGACCAAGCGATTATGAGTCCCAATTTGAAATGAGTAAAATCAGTAACTTACTGATTTTTATGTTTTCTTAAGGCCGGATAGTGACGAAAAGTGACAGATAGCGTTGTGCTTTGCTGCCATTTTGCTGCCAAACCAGTGAGCGTAAAATCTAATGTTCATAGATCCTCCTCATATTGCAGCATGTGCAAATTGCTGGATATTATTATATTATTAACTTCAAAATACCTATTGCAATTCCGCTACCCAAAAGAGTTATATTTCCTTTAGATTTGAAACTTGTTAATTCGCCAATGTTTTCATTTTCTATTTTTAACTTTTTAAATTGTTGTTTTTGATATTTAGTTACTATATTGAAAGTTATTTCTTTATCATTTGATATGATTTCTGACTTAATGTTTAGTAAGGAATCGATATTTTGCGCAACAATGTCGTTAATAATTGAGTTTTTCATTCCGATAAATAAAATGTAATTCTTTCTAAAGAAGAACCAGTCGCCAGATATTTCATTTTCATCTAAATTGATGGTTGCTTTGTGCAAAAAGAAACTTTTATCAAAGCTTCCATTTCCATTGCTTTTAATATAGTAAGGGAGTTCATTTGCTGTCTTAATATCTACTCTATTTTCGGAAAGATCTATGATCCTATCACGTAATAAATGAAGTAACTTTGACTCAGGAGATAAGAAATTCATTACTTTATAATAAAATCCGAGTCTCTTTGATAACTTTTCTTCTTCTAAATTAATATCAGATGAACCTGAGGGTGGGTCAAGTAAGTAGCATTTCACTTGCTGATTCCTTCCTTCTGGACAATAAGCTATTGTTCCATAATTAAAATCACCTGGATAAGGATGATTGTGATTAGAAGACATTTTTTTCTTTTTTTTGCCTATATTGCTTGCGTGAGTATATATGCTGCTACTTTTCGTATTAATATCAACTGAACTGGAGCCTTTCGTCTCAACCTGAACTACTCCTCTAGATGTTACAGCATAACTAAAATCAAAGGCCTTGATTTTTATTTCGGGAATTACGGCCCAGTCTGCTTCATTAACTCCAATTATTCTAGAGATCACAGATAGTCCAATGGATTCACCAACTCTTTTCATTACAATAGCAGCTTCTGGGGTAGAGCCTTCTTGCACACGAAGAGAATCGTTAGAAATTTCAAGGTCGTCAATGAAATATTGTGTTGCGCAATCTATGGCCTCAATCAAATCATCTCTTGTAGTATATTTATTTGAGTTACTGTTTTTTTTAAATAATAAGGAGTTTATTAAGTATTCAGCCCCAGTAATTTCTATTCCATCAGATATTACTTTTTTCATGTTATCTATGAAATATTGATCATATCTATTTGTATCATTCAGAAGTAGTCGGTGGCTATCATTGTAATATTCCACTGCAATTTTAATCTTTGATGAAGTTAGTTTTTCAATGTTCAAAACAAATTCCTTTTTTAAGGTTATTGAATTGTGTGATTCTTATTGTAACATTTTAGTTAAATGCCATTGGCGATTTTTTAAAAATGTTGAAATAAAATAGATTAAGTAAAGTATGATTGAGACTTCTCATTTTTTAACCAATAAAGTTTAATGGATTAAGTGACATTGCTTCAGACAAATGATCTGGTGCAAAGTGAGCATACCGCATCGTCACCTTAATATCTGTGTGCCCCAAAATCCGCTGAAGCACGAGAATATTCCCACCGTTCATCATGAAATGAGATGCGAATGTGTGGCGTAGAACATGGGTCAGTTGCCCGGCAGGTGTTTCAATGCCAGCACGTTGCATAGCTTTTCTAAAGGCGGAATAGCATGGTTTAAAGAGCGGCAGCGCTTTTCTACTCATTGGCAGATCAGCCTGCAATTTTTCTGTTATCGGCACCGCTCGGTTTTTCTTGCCTTTAGTTTTTACATAGATGATCTGACCGGCGCGGATTTGGTTTCCCTTCAACCCTTCCGCTTCACTCCAGCGTGCTCCGGTTGCCAAGCAGATTTTAACGACAGTCGTCAGGTCTTTTGAACGACTTTTCTCACATTCTGTGAGTAGCGTGCGGATTTCTTCTATGGTGAGATATGCCATCTCCGATTCACTGATTTTAAACTCTCGCACGTTCTCTAACGGGTTCGGTGCGTTCCATTCATCAAACCGGCGCAGCTCGTTAAACATGGCTCTGAAATATGCCAGCTCTAAATTAACCGTGCGAGGTGTAACTGTCTTCACTCTACTGGAGCGGGTGATCTTCCCGCTTAAGCGCTGCTCACGATATGCCGCAAAGATTTTCGCGTTGAATTCGGTAGCGAGTGGATTTCCCATCGCCTCACAGGCGAATGCCATTGTGGTTCGCCGCTTCTCACCATCCGCTAAAGTGATGCCATGCGTATTGAACCACAATTCAACCAGCTCAATCACCCGGCGCTTATCTGTTTTCTCTCCCAGCCAAGGCTTATCCTGAGCCTGTTCTTTTACGTATTTCTCATAGGACAGTGCTTCGCCTTTCGTCGCAAACTGGCGACGGATACGCTTTCCATCGCGTCCGTTGGGAAAAAACTGCGCTAGCCATTTGCCGGAGGGTAATTTACTAACAGCCATTTCTTTCCTTAAAAATATTCAGTGCGAGCAACCACCTTTCCCAGCATTTTGATCTCTTCTGCTTTACATTCAAACGATGCTTTGCCGTTCTCTACGCGGATACGTCCGCCGGGGAAACGATAAAGTTCTTTCACGCTGACAAGTCCATCAATCTCAATCAACCAAAGGCCATCGGTGACTTCGGCCTCAGTTTCATCAACTAAGAAGGTCTGTTTCTCAAATCGGATCAGTAATGGTGCATTAACTTCACTAGGCAGGAGCTGCACATCATACTCAACCCAATCCGATGAAGAAAACTTCCCATTTGTGATGTTTCTGAATTCGATTTTCGTTGGCGAGCTATCCTGATTTTTGATGTTTGAATCCCCACGCCCATAAGTTAACCACTCTAAGGACGTACCCGTCTCCATCGCGCAAATTAGTACCCAGTCGGCAGGAAAATTCCTACGCATTATGCGGTTAGCCATTGTGCTTTGTGATACATCTAAGTGACGACACAATGCCTGTCGAGATGAAAAACCATATGCTTGGACGATGCGCTCAATGGGATCTTTACCACCCTCTGGTAAAGTTGGCGCTTTACGACTCGTAAAATCTTTCGTTGACCTTTCCAATTTGTGATCCTAATATTCACTAGTCGTATCAAGGTGTGTTTAATAGTGATGAATAGAGTTGGCTAAAACTCAACAGAGGATAGTGCATCATGACCCGTAAACTTTCAATGCGTCCTTCAATCAATCTTGTAATCTCAGAACCCTACATTACCGTAGAGGAGTTCTGTCGTCGTACGGGTTACAAGGAAGGCACTGTTCGCCAAATGTACCGCGAAAACCGTTTACCTATCAGAAAGAAAGAGGGATTAAACGGACTTATCGAAATCAACATGGTTGCTCTCACTATTGAAGCTGCAGCTGGCTGTGAAATCACAATGCAAGCCTGATAAATCCATTTTGGGATAAAAAGGAATTTCCAGCATGTTAGATTTTCGCGTTTCGTCACATGCACATTTTGATGATGCGTGCAGAAAATTTGCCGCAAATCATAACGTCAAAGAGATGGCGGTTAAGGCCGATATCAAACCACATACGCTTTATAACAAGCTCAACCCGGATCAGCCGCACCAGTTAACACCACGTGAGATCTGGCTACTGACCGACATTACCGAAGATTCAACCCTGGTTGATGGTTTTCTGGCTCAGATTCATTGCCTGCCATGCGTACCAGTCAACGAACTGGCAAAAGACAAATTACAGTCCTATGTCATGCGCGCCATGGGGGAGCTTGGCGAACTGGCGAGCGGTGTGGCCTCTGATGAACGCCTGACCTCTGCCCGTAAGCACAACATGATTAACAGCGTTAATGCAGGTATCCGCATGCTCTCGCTTTCAGCTCTCGCATTACAGGCTCGACTCCAGGCGAATCCGGCTATGGCAAGTGCCGTTGATACCATGAGCGGTATCGGAGCTTCATTCGGCTTGATGTGAGGTGGTTATGTTAAAAAATGAACCATCTTTCGCATCACTGCTAATTAAACAAAGCCCAGCAATGCACTACGGTCATGGCTGGATTATGGGGAAGAATGGCAAGCGCTGGCATCCCAACAGAGATCAGTCTTTATTGTTGAATGGTTTATCAACGGCAATTAAGCCGACTTTATTCGAGCGTGCCGTGAGTTATTTCGGGAGGTTTAATGAACGTAAATAAGGCTACTGGAAAAATTCAGATTAATGAAGCGTTGACCAATGTGGATTCAAAAAATAACGTGCCAGCCAGAATGTCTGGTGAGGAATGTTTCGCTCGTTTTCATCAGCAACGGAAAGCGACGGATAATCGTGCAATGCGTAACTTTAACAGGCTTGATAACGATTTTAAATTCGTTGTGATGACATTATCTAACCGTTTATCTCCCGGTGCATTTCGTAGTGAGGATATCGGAAAGCCTTTTGAGTATTTTGATGAAGAACGTCGGAAGCTTATTGTATCAGCAATGAACCGCGTTTCTCGTTGGGGAAATATTATGCCGAAAGGATTTCCCAGTCATGAATATATAATTCCATCTTCTTAATTAAGAAATAGCAAATTTTTTAATGGCGTAAACCCGCCGGGCTTCTTATTGCCTAAATTCAGGAGAAACAATTATGAGAAATATTGAAACCCGTTTCACCAAAGCCGGACCAGATGATGCTGGGCTTAACCAGTTGCTGACTGACGCACGCATGGAAGAACGCCGGGCACGTGCGGCGGCAATGGCGGCCCGTCTTGATAGTCTGGCTTGTCATATTTATTCCCGTCAGCTTGACCATATTGAGGCGGCAGAGTTGCTGCGCACTACTGCTGAAAACATCCAGAACGAAGCGGCGGAGACACATTGATGGCCGACGCAATGGATATTGTACAACTACGCGTTGAAGAAGAACGCCAACGCCATATCAACGCTGCCCGGGCTCAACAGCCGGGCGTTTCCCGTACTCTCTGTATTGATTGCGATGCACCAATCCCGCCAGCCCGTCGCCGTGCCATTCCGGGCGTGCAGTGCTGCGTCACTTGTCAGGAAATCGCTGAGCTGAAAGGCAAGCACTATTGCGGTCGTACTGTATGAACAACATCGATTCGCGCTGTTTCGCCTCCAATACCATTAATACCATCAGTATTTCAGGTGGCAAAGATAGCCTCGCACAATGGCTAAGAGCCATTGAAAACGATGTTCCTCATATGTGTGTTTTTGCAGATACAGGCCATGAACACCCGCAGACAATGGAATATCTGGATTATCTGGAATCAAAGCTGGGTAAGGTTATTCGTGTCAAAGCGGATTTCACTCGCCAGATAGAAGGTAAACGTAAATTCATTGCTGAAAAGTGGCTTGTTTCTCTGGTTCAGGAATGTGGTATGTCGCCGGATGAAGCCGCTGAGCGTATCCATCGGGCACTGGAAATCTTGAGGCCCACTGGCAATCCCTTCCTTGATTTGTGTATGTGGAAAGGGCGATTCCCGTCAACCAAGGCCCGTTTTTGCACATTTGATTTGAAGCATGAGCCTGTCCGTACTCAGGTGATTGTTCCTGCACTAGAAGAATATGACGAGGTTATCAGCTGGCAGGGAGTCAGGGCCCAGGAATCGCCAGCGCGTGCATTGCTTTCGGCTTGGGAGGAAGATGCTGATAACACTCCAGGCCTCCATGTTTATCGCCCGATCCTCAACTGGCTGCACGAAGATGTGTTCGCCATTGCCAAACGTCATGGCATTAAGCCTAACCCACTTTATCAGCAGGGCTGCAGCCGCGTCGGTTGTATGCCATGTATCCATGCCCGCAAGTCCGAGCTTGCAGAGATTTTCCAGCGCTGGCCCGAAGAAATCCAACGTGTGGCTGAATGGGAAAGGATGGTTGCGGAATGTTCACGACGTGGCAATTCAACGTTCTTCCCATCCACGCATGATCCGCGCCGTGCTGAAAAACGTATTGAGGTCATTACCGTTGATGCTTATGGAATAGAGACTTACCGCGACTGGGCGTTAACCACTCGGGGTGGTGCGCAGTTTGATCTACTTGCAGGTACAAACGACAACGCGGTGTGTAGCAGTGTATATGCGGGAGTCTGCGAGTGACGGAAATCAGTTCAGGCCGTCTCGCCACTCCACTTAAAACTGAAACTCCCGGTAGCGTTGAGAATGCTGCCGGGCTTTATTCATGGAATACCCCGAAAAAAGCAATTAACCCTTATCTTGACCCGGCGGACGTTGCGCCGGAGTCTGCACTTTCAAACCTGATCACTCTTTACACTGCTGATAATGAGCATGAAAAACTGCGCCATGAAGCGCTGAGTGATGAGGTCTGGGAGCGTTATTTCTTCAATGAATCCCGTGATCCTGTCCATCGCGATATGGAGCAGGACAGACTGATTAGTCATGCCAAAATGGCACGCGAACAACAGCGTGTTAACCCCGATCTGGTCATTCTGGCCGATGTAAGCGCTGCCCCTTCCCATATCAGCAAGCCTATGCTGGAGCGGATTAAATTTTTCCAAGGTCTCGGCAGGCCGAAAGCCTATTCCCGCTATCTGCGCGAAACCATCAGGCCATGCCTTGAACGGCTGGAACGTACACGCGAAAGCCAGGTGTCTGCATCTTTCCGGTTCATGGCGAGCCATGACGGGCTGGACGGATTACTGATTCTGCCTGAAATGAATCAGGAGCAGGTTAAGCGGCTGTCTACCCAGGTCGCGGCGCATATGAGCATGTGTCTTGATACGGCCAGCGGTGATCTTTTTGTCAGTGATGATGTTAAACCAGAGGAAATCCGCAAAGTGTGGGAAAGGGTGGCCGCAGAAGTCATGCGGCTTGACGTCATCCCGCCCGCTTTTGAGCAATTGCGCCGTAAGAAACACCGCCGTAACCCCGTTCCCTATGATCTTATACCCGGCTCGCTGGCCCGGATGCTTTGTGCTGACTGGTGGTATCGCAAGCTATGGAAAATGCGCTGTGAATGGCGGGAGGAGCAGTTACGCGCCGTCTGTCTGGTCAACAAGAAAGCGTCCCCGTATGTCAGCTATGAAGCTGTGATCCACAAACGCGAACAGCGTCGCAAATCGCTGGAATTTTTCCGCTCGCATGAGCTGGTAAATGAGGACGGTGACACGCTTGATATGGAGGATGTCATTAATGCCAGCGCCAGCAATCCGGCACACCGTCGCAATGAAATGATGGCGTGCGTAAAAGGACTGGAACTGATCGCTGAAATGCGCGGAGATTGCGCCGTGTTTTACACCATCACGTGCCCGTCTCGCTTCCATGCCACCCTCAGCAATGGCCGACCCAATCCGAAGTGGAGTAACGCCACGGTACGCCAGAGCAGTGATTATCTGGTTGATACATTTGCTGCATTCCGCAAGGCCATGCATAAAGCCGGTCTGCGCTGGTATGGCGTGCGCGTTGCGGAGCCACACCATGACGGCACTGTGCACTGGCACCTGTTGTGCTTTATGCGCAAAAAAGACCGCCGTTCTGTCACCGCATTGTTGCGAAAATTTGCCATCCGCGAAGACCGCGAGGAACTGGGTAACAATACGGGGCCGCGCTTCAAGTCCGAGCTTATCAATCCGCGCAAGGGCACACCGACCAGCTACATTGCCAAATACATTAGTAAGAATATTGACGGGCGCGGGCTGGCTAATGAAATCAGCAAGGAAACCGGAAAATCGCTGCGTGATAACGCGGAGCATGTCAGCTCCTGGGCGTCACTGCACCGTGTCCAGCAATTCCGCTTTTTTGGTATTCCGGGGCGTCAGGCGTACCGCGAGTTACGTTTACTGGCGGGGCAGGCAGAAAGGCGACAGGACGTTAGCAAAGCCGGTGCGCCGGTACTGGATAACCCGCGTCTCGATGCGGTGCTGGCTGCTGCTGATGTGGGCTGTTTTGCTACCTACATTATGAAACAGGGTGGCGTACTGGTTCCACGTAAGCACCACCTGGTCAGAACGGCATACGAGCTTAACGAAGAACCGAGCGCCTACGGCGATCACAGTACCCGAATTTATGGTATCTGGTCGCCGATTGCAGAGGGCCGGATTTGTACTCATGCAGTTAAGTGGAAAATGGTTCGTAAAGCCGTTGACGTTCAGGAGGCGACAGCCGACCAGGGCGCTTGCGCCCCTTGGACTCGTGGCAATAACTGTCCCCCTGTTGAAAATTTGAGCCAGACAGGGGGAGATTTACCCGATATTAAAACCATGGATAAGGCAGCACTGCACAAATACCTGCATGGTATGAGCCAGAAAGAGCGGCGCGAGATTACGGCCCGGCTGAGGCTGGTTAAACCGCAACGGAAAAAGGCATACAAACAGACCATTTCGCAGCATCAACGCCTGTGGCTTGAGGCGGAACTGACTTCCAGAGGGTTTGACGGTAGCGAACAGGAGATTGATCTGCTTCTTCGTGGCGGGAGTATTCCCTCTGGTGCGGGATTACGCATTTTTTACAGAAATGGATGGTTACAGGAGGATGATAAATGGCGTCAGTGGTGCTGATGCCGCAGCGTTATGATTCCTGATCGTGGTTCATTCATATCAATATGATAATTCTGGGAAATAAAAAACATTTTACATTCTGAAATAGCTCGTATACTGTATTTATAAACAGTGTATATGCATACAGTATTTGGTTTTGTGTGCAGTTGAAAGGAGGAATGATGCAGGATTATCTTTTGGAGTCGTTGAAGCTCCAGCGCATTGATTTTTTTATCAAGCTTGTAGCGGCTAGTGAGTGCAGCGACGAAGAAAAGAGGATGGCTATCCAGTGGGTTTCAGAGCTGACTGATGAACTGATAGCGAAAATACGCATCCATGAATACAGCCGCTCGATGGGCGTTTCACCGTAGTGAAGTATTTTCCATGCGTGTCGAAATCATGAATGAAAAGTGACAATAGATTAGTTTGGGCACATTTGAAACCCTAGTATCATGGCCTTATCAAACCTTAGGACAGCATATTCCAAAAAAGCTAATCATGTTCGACGAGAAGTTATCGTTAATGTTTTCAGTAAATTATCCAGTATCAATGCTTGATGTTTGAATATGTGATCGGAACTCACATTTTATGCCTGATCTTTTTTTAACTTATTGTTTTATATGTTTTTTTTATTTTGATACTGTATTAAATAACATGTTGACTTTTTGATTTATGGGGGTTAGCCTGAAAAAGCCTTTTATTTATTTGTTAACATAATCAATTTGGCTTATTACCAAACCTATTAGAGGCACTTAAGAAATTAAGTGCCTTTGCCATAATAAGGACTGGGGTATGAGTAGAAAAATAAATATAGAAAGGGAAACCGAGAGTGACATTGAGCAAAAAATAATATATCCATTTTTAACAAGGAATTCCATTGATGGTCTTGGGATAAATAAAGACTATATACTCACCAAAAGAAATATTAAAAATTTAGAAATAGGTAAGGGCAGTACTAGAAAAATATATTACCCAGATTATCTTATAGTCATAAATGGCGTTCCGGTATTACTGGTAGAGGCTAAGTCTCCAGGAGAGGATTTAGATGGCGCATTTCAAGAGGCTAGGTTATATGCGCTGGAGTTGAATGCGAAATATGATAGCGGTATGAACCCTCTTACCAAAATCATAGCTACTGACGGATATAAATGGATTGCAGGAGAGTGGGACAATAGTCAGGGCAGCTATCGATTAGATGCAATATCTCCTGCTGATAAAGATTGTGCGAATTTTTTAGAAGAGTTCTCCTTTGCTGCACTATCAAGGCTATCTGAGGAATTTATAGCTAAATCAGAGCCTAAAAGATACTGGAAGCCAAGAAGAATGATGGGGGGGAAAGCAGCACAAAACGAAGAAGTTGGTCATAATACTTTTGGTGCGACACTTATCTCGGAGTATGGAAATATATTCAATCCAAATACATTAAATGATCGAGAGTTTATTGCTCGTGAAGGGTATATTTCATCTAAGCGAAAAGATCGATACGTCAAACCTATTGATAAAATTATTAGGGCTGCGCAGCCATTAAGTAATAGTGATTCTAAATTAATAGAGGATACTGATAATCCTAAAGAAATCATAGATAAATTTAGAGGCCGCTCTCCGCTAGAAAATAAGATTTTATTGATTGTGGGTAGTGTTGGGTCAGGTAAAACGACATTTATTGACCATTTGAAAGAAGTTGCTCTTCCATATGATGTTATTAAAAGTACTCTTTGGTTGCGATTCAATATGAATGAATCTCCAGTTTCTTCTGAGGAGGTTTATGATTGGCTTAGGGGTAAGATTATTCAACAGTGTGAATTGGCTTATCCTGATATTGATTTCGATACACTTGACTCTTTAAAGAAAATCTACTCTGTTCAGATAAATAGATTTAACAAGGGAGAGGGGCAATTACTTTCTGATGGCGAATACAATAAAGAATTATATAAGCTCATCACAGCGTGCAAAGCAAATTTACATGAAACAGCGCTTGCCTATACTCGATATTGTGGTACTGAACGTGGTAAGTTAGTTGTAATTGTTCTTGATAATTGTGATAAGAGAACATTGTCTGAGCAGTTATTAATGTTTCAAGCTGCTCAATGGTTGCAGCATGAGTTTCGATCATTGATAATCCTTCCTCTGAGAGAGGAAACATATGATAATTATAGAGATCGTCCCCCTCTTGATACGGCTTTAAAAGATATGGTTTTCCGTATTGAACCGCCTTTGTTTAAATATGTTCTTCATTCTCGGGTGCAATTAGTACTTAAAGAAATGATAAAGGCCAGTGGTAGTAATACTCTTTCGTACTCTCTTCCCAATGGTTTTAATGTTGAATATAGCAAGGATGAGCGTTCGTATTATTTGACATCGATTGTTAATTCTATTTTTGTTCATGATGCTCAAATAAGAAGAATGATTGTTGGTCTTTCAGGTAGAAACATAAGAAGAGCGCTAGAGATTTTCTTGGAGTTTTGCACTAGCGGACATATTACTGAGGGTGAATTTTTAAAAATTAGACAAAGTGAAGGGCGTTATGCAATTCCTTTACATATTGTTACTAGAGTATTGTTGAGATTAAATCGTAGGTTTTATGATAGTGATAATTCATATCTCAAAAACTTATTCTCAACCGAGAAAGATGATGAGAAAGGAAATCATTTCACTCGATTTGCTATTTTGAAGTGGTTTGATAATCATTTTGGAACAAGTGGCCCCACTGGACTTAAAGGGTACTTCCCTTTATCAGCACTAAAAAACGATTTGGTGAAATTTGGCTTTTCTCCGAAAGTAATTACACGCGAAGTAGATTATTTACTTCATGGGCAGTGCTTGGTTTCGGAGGATTTTAGAGAAACAGGAATAACTGATGAAGACTTGCTAAGATTATCTTCGGCGGGCTTTGTACATTTAGAAATGCTCTCAAATATTAGTTACCTTGCTGCTTTAGCAGAAGATACTCTATTCCCTACTGAGAATATGGCAAGGCGAGTTTCTGAAAGAATGGGGTCAGTTCAAAATCAGTATAATAAGGAAATGGTGAGTGCGAATGCCAAGGAATTAGTCGATTTTCTTGAAAGTCAACGAGCGGCTATTGCTGATTTTTCGGGGGAATTTATTGCAGGTGATGACTATCGTAATCTCACAGATATTCAGGTTGCGATTGATGCCGTAAAATCATTTGAGGAGAAAATCCGCGATCCTGAGTGGTCAGAGTTCGAATCTAGGTATCAATCAGGAGATGTGTTAGAAGGTGTCGTCAGGAATTGCGATCAGAAGTATGGAGTCTTTGTTAACTTTACGGGAAAAATTACAGGGTTAATTCATAAGTCGAAACTTCCTTTGGATTTTAGCCGAATGAATGAATTTCCCAGGGGGAAAAAGGTCTTAGTACGTATTGAAAACGATTTCAATGCAGTTGAACAAAAAATCAGTTTGTCGCTTGTTGAGAATATCGCCTCTCATAAAGTTGACTAATATTGCATAAATGCTTGGAAGAATTTTTTAATGTCTTTGCATAAACATGTCGCATGAAATTGCATGATCCTATGTTGCTCGTATTTGTTAAGGCCCGCCAGTCCTGGTGGGCTTTTCCCATATCATGCATATGCATTAAAACCGACTCATAAAGCGGGCAGGCGAGGCGGGGATAGCACTGCGCGCTGAGGCAGTTATTATTTTATTTTTCCCGAGCCTGGGTGCGCCTCTCCCTCGTCGTGATGAAAGGGGCATTGTTAGAGGTGGCGCGATGTTTGCGTGGCGTGTGGCGTCGCTGGAGCGCTCTGACGGGGAGATATGAAAAAGCCGCCATCAGGCGGCTGTCACGGCTTACTCTTCATTGTCGTCAAGGATGTATTTTTCGAATCTGATGATCTCCTCCCCTGCCCATTCGTTGAGCTCCAGGAACCGCGATTGCAGTGGCTTAAGTTCATTGCGCACAAATACCTTTGCCACCTTCTCAACGTCGCCGATTGAGCCCGCGGTCTCGGGCTTGGCTCCCATTAACTGGAACGGGACGCGGTGTGCATCGAGCAGGTCAGCAGCGCTGACTTTCTTGATATTGAAAAAATCATCCTTGGTCGCCACTTCTGACAATGGCACAATTTTAATGCCGTCGGCCTTTCCGTTCGGCGCGTAGAAAAACAGGTTTTTAAAATTACCGAGCCCTTTCGAGTCGCGCATCGCCTTACGCAATGCTTCAACGTCAGTGCTACTTTGTGCGGCGTCCGTCACGTACATGATGTAACCCGCATGTGCGCCGTTCTGATAATACTTGCGGCGAAACAGCGTTGCCGCCTCATTCAGCCAGGCCGAATTAAGTGCGCTGATATATTCCGGCATTCCGTAAAGTTCCTGGTTGATATCAGGCTCCAGCAGGTGAAAGACTGACCCCGGCGCAAACTGGTGCGGCTGTGTGAAATTCTGAATAAACCAGTAAGTATCCTCCTCCACTCCCCGGCGTGTATATTTCGCCGGTGAGGTTTCATATTTAACTGCCCTGCCTGACAGGCTTAACCGCCTCTCAATAAACGCGTTACCGAAAACGATGTAATCCAGCGCAAAGCGGCTAAGATCCTGACGTGAAAGGCGTTCGTGCGGGACAAATGTCGATACCAGAATGTTGCGCTTAACGTACATCGGCGAGCTGTGGTGAACGGCGGCGCGCATGCTTTTCGCCAGCCCGGAGAAACTAATCGGCGGCTCGTACCACTGGCCGTTATCAATGCATTCCACATAATCAAGAATTTCGCGTTTATCCAGCACCGGCACCGGTTCACCGAAGGTAAATGCCTCCATGCTTTGCGCGGGTGCGGCGGTATGCTGGCGCGCCACCGGAGGGGATTTGCGTTTTTTATTTTTACTCATCAGTTAAATTCCAGAATGGAGGAGGATGGCTGGCCGGTCGCGGCGGTCAGCGGTTCGTTAATCAGTACGTGCATGGTGGCCCAGGCTAAATCCGCGTGGCTGGCTTCCTCGGTGCGGCTGGCCTCATAGGTGGCGCTGCGCCCGCTGCTGGTCATGGTTTTACGAATGGACATAAACGACTGTGTGATGTCGGTCGCACTCACGTCGTATTCCAGGCAACCGCGCGTGATGGTGTCTTTCGCCTTGAGCACCATTGCGGTTTTCATTTCCGGGGTGTAGCGGATATCGCGGGCAGCGGGATAGAACGATCGCACAAGCTGAAACACCCCCTGACCAAGCCCGGTTGCGTCAATGCCGATGTATTCCACGTTGTATTTTTGCGTGAGCGCGCGGATAGATTCTGCCTGTGTCGCGAAATCCATCCCTTTCCACTGATGGCGCTCCAGAATGCGGAACTTGCCACCGGCAACTACCGGCGGCGCGATAACCACACATCCGGCGCTGTCGCCACGGTGTGACGGGTCGTAACCAATCCACACCACGCGTTGCCCGAAGGGCCGGTCAGCGAACGGGGCGAAGTCTTCCCATTCCTCCATGCTGTCGACCATGCAGCGTTGCAGTTCCTCGAACGGGAATACCGATGCCTTATCATCAACAAACTCGCACATAAACAGGTTGCGGAAATCATCAGCGCTGTTTTCACGGCGCAGCGCATCCAGGTCAAACAGCGTACAGCCACCGGCGAGCGCGTCCTCAATGGTGACAATCTGCCGCCACTGACCATCTGCGCACGCCACGCCACGAGCTAACGCCGCATGGCTGATATCAATATCAACCCGCTCGCTGGCGCTGGCGCGCCCCCGGTTAAACAGGTCTCCAGACCAGAACGGGTAAGCGCCGTGACCGAGTGATGACGGGGTCGAAAAATAGGTTGTGCGCAGGTGTTTCTGTGACGCCATCCCGGATGCCACTTTACGCAGTCTCTGAAAGTTGGGTATCCAGAAAATTTCATCGACATACAGGTCGCCGTTATGGCTCTGTGCGGTGTTGGAATTGGTGCCGAGAAATAACAGCTCAGCACCGTTGTTACCGATGACAATCGGGTCACCGGTCAGGTCAACGTCAACCAGACGGGCAAAGGCGATGATGTATTTTCGGAATACATATGCCTGTGTTTTGGACGCGGATAAAAAAATCTGGTTATGGCCGGTTTTCAGCGCGCGTAACAGCGCTTCACGGGCAAAGTAAAATGTCGCACCGATCTGACGCGATTTGAGAATGTGCCGGATACGGTGCTCAAGCCCGGCCTTATGCCATCCGAGCTGATAGGCGAAAGACTGGTCAAAGAAAATTTCCTCCAGCTTTTCGACCGCCTCCTCACTGAAAAAATTCTTTTTCGGTTTTTTGCGATCTCCCTTATTGCGGTTGGCCACGTTCGGATTGAGATCGGCCTCATTGCCCGTCTGGCCATAGCGGTTAATACGTGCAAAGCGTTCCATCTGGCGCGCCAGAAAATCGGCGACTTTAAAATCGTGCGCGGTCATATCCGGTTTGGCGTAAAGCTGGATTAACCGTGCCTCCAGCGTATTTTCCACGCGGTTTAATGGCGCGGTTTCGTCCCAGCCATCGCGCTGTTTCCAGCTTTGCACCGTCGGGCGTTTGGTCTGCAACATTTCCGCGATTTGCGGCACGGAAAATCCCTGCCAGTAGAGCAGCGCCGCCTGGCGTCGCGGGTCATTTAATAGTGTCGTGTCGGTGGTGATGGTCATGAATGCCTCGCCGTTGTTGATACATGGCAAGGCTACTTAAGCGGGGGCTGTGATTCGCTAACGTGCTGATGTGTGGGAAGTAAGCCATCCAGGATTGATAGCGGCTGACCGTCTGAGTCGGGAAACTACCCCTGACAAAAACGTGAATCCTTCACACTCAATCAGGACTCCTGACGATGGCAAAAAAAGTTTCAAAATTCTTTCGTATCGGCGTAGAGGGCGACACCTGTGATGGTCGTGTCATCAGCGCGTCGGATATTCAGGAAATGGCCGACAGCTTTGACCCGCGTGTCTATGGTTGTCGCATTAATCTCGAACATCTGCGCGGTCTTCTCCCGGATGGTGCTTTTGCCCGTTATGGCGACGTGGTGGAACTCAAAGCGGAGAAAATCGAAGACGATTCCGCGCTTAACGGCAAGCTGGCACTGTTTGGCAAAATTGCCCCACTCGACACGCTGGTTGATATGGTGGCGAAAGGCCAGAAAGTTTATACCTCAATGGAAATTCAGCCGAACTTTGCCAACAGCGGAAAATGCTATCTGGTTGGCCTGGCCGTGACTGATGACCCGGCGAGCCTCGGCACTGAATATCTGGAATTCTGCCGCACCGCTAAGCACAACCCGCTCCAGCGCTTCAAATCCAGCCCGGAGAATCTTTTCTCTGTTGCCACCCTGGCTGAGCTGGAATTCGAAGACGCACCCGACACCCTGCTGAACAAGCTGACCGACTCGGTAAAAGCCATTTTCAGCCGTCGCCAGTCTTCTGATGATGCCCGTTTTAACGACGTCCACGAAGCCGTGACCACTATCGCCGAGCGTGTGCAGACGAGCAATGACAGCGCTGAAACGCGTTTCGCCTCGCTGGAAGCCGACCTTGCCGCGCTAAAGCAAAACGTGACCGATGAGGCAACAAAAACAAGCGAACAGTTCAGCACGATCACTGCCACCCTGGACAAAACACCCAGCCATACCCAGCCGCGCCGGAAACTGAGCACCGGCGGTGATGGTGCGGGTGCAACCCTGACCGACTGCTAACCGGCCTCCCCTTTTCAGAACAGGAATACAGACACAATGCGTAAAGAAACCCGTTTTAAATATAATGCGTACCTGAGCCGCCTTGCTGAGCTGAACGGCGTCGGCGTTGAAGACCTCAGCAAAAAATTCAGCGTAGAGCCGTCGGTGACGCAAACGCTGTTTGACAAAATCCAGCAGTCCTCATCTTTTCTCCAGCAAATTAATATGGTTGTGGTGCGCGAGCTGACCGAGGAAAAAGTCGGCATCGACGTTAATGGCACGATTGCGAGTACTGCCGACACGGCGAATGGGGTGGAGCGTAAGACAGCCGATTTTTCAAAAATGGATGCTTACCGCTATTTCTGCCATCCGGTGAATTTCGATTATCACCTCAGCTATAACAAGCTCGACCTGTGGGCGCGTTTTCAGGATTTTCAGATCCGTATCCGCAACGCCATCATCAAGCGTCAGGCGCTGGATTACATCACCATTGGCTTTAATGGTGTCAGCCGCGCGGCAACGTCTGACCGCAAGACCCATCCCCTGTTACAGGATGTGGCTGTCGGCTGGTTGCAGAAGTACCGCGAAGATGCGCCTGAGCGAGTCATGAGCAAGGTTGTTGATGATGACGGCAAGGTTATTTCTGAGAAGGTCACCGTCGGCAAAAAAGGCGCTTACAAAAATCTCGACGCGCTGGTTATGGATGCGCACGAATCACTGATTGCCGAAATTCACCGCGAAAACCCGGAAATGGTGGTGATTTGTGGTCGTCGTATCCTGACCGACAAATATTTCCCGATGATCAATAAATTCCAGGCTAACAGCGAACAACTGGCCGGAGAGCTGATTATCAGCCAGAAAACCATCGGTCAGTTACAGGCCGTGCGTGCGCCGTATTTCCCGGCCAACAGCATTTTCATTACCACGCTCGATAACCTGTCGATTTATCTGTACGAAGACGGGCACCGTCGCCACATCATCGAAAATCCGAAGCTCGACCAGGTGGAAAACTACGAGCAGGTCAAAGTGGATTTCGTGATTGAAGATTACGAAGCCGGTTGTCTGATTGAAAACATCGACATTCTGGAAGAAGCCGAAGGTGACACCCCGGAAGCGGATATCGCGAAAGTGTTTGCGGCTGAACTGGCCGAAGCCATGAAAACGCTGGCGGCGGGCTCCGCTTCTGTACAGGCCAGCACTGGCGAGGGAGCGTAACGGATGGCGAGCCCCGCACAGCGTCACGCGATGCGGGTCTCGGCCATGACGGCATCGCGGCGGGAAGATAACCCGCTGCGTCATGCCACCCCTTATGAGCAGATGCTCATCAAGCTGGCCGCAGACCGCAGAACGTTAAAAGAAATCCATTCAAAAGAGCGCAAGGCAGAAAAAAAGCGCGAACTGTTGCCGTTTTATCTGCCCTGGGTGACGGGTGTGCTGGAGAACGGCACCGGCACGCAGGATGCCATTTTAATGACGGTCATGTTGTGGCGTCTCGATGCCGGGGATATTCCCGGCGCGCTGGACATTGCCCGCTACGCACTGCGTTACAACCTTTCGATGCCGGAAAATCATCACCGCACCGCGCCTTATATGCTGGCCGAAGAGGTGGCGCTCGCCGCACTGCGAGCCCGTGATGCCGGTCAGCCGGTGGACGCGGCGATCCTTCTGGACACCATCAACCTGACGGGCACCGCCGATATGCCCGATGAGGTGCGCGCCCGACTGTATAAGGTCACCGGGCTGACACTGCGTGATGCCGGTCAGCTCACCGATGCCATGACGCATCTGCAACGTGCCAGTCAGCTCGACCGCAATGTCGGTGTGCGTAAGGACATTGAGCGCCTCACGCGCGAGCTGAATCCAAAGCCTGTTGCCGCAAAGGCCGCGTCAAAAACGCCCGCGAAAACCGCACAGCAGAAAAAAACAGTAACGCCGGTGAAACGCGGGCGGGGTCGCCCCCGCAAGGTCACCGGTTAAAAGAATGCGCCCCGCGCCAGGGCGGCACGCCGGTCAATGAAGGTGTTTCACCTTATCAGCGACCGGCGTCCACCGCCCACCTTTTCAGAGGTAGTGATGACGACAGTGATTGTTAATAAAAATGACGCAGCAACCCCGGCGGGCACGGTTGTTATTCCCGCGCCAGCGGGCGACGAACCGGTCATTAAAAACACGTTTTTCTTTCCCGATATCGACCCGAAGCGCGTGCGTGATCTTATGCGTCTTGAGCAGACCATCGCCCCGGCGCGTCTGCGCAATGCCATCAAAACCGGCATTGCTGAGACTAACGCAGAGCTTTACGAGTATCGCGACAGCCAGATTAAGGCGGGCTTTGCGCGACTGATGGATGTGCCGTCGGATGAAATCGACGGCGAGAGTACGCGGGTTTTTCACTACGAGCGCGCCGTCTGCGCGATGGCAACCGCCACCCTTTACGAGCGTTATCGCGGCGTGGATGCGAGCGCCAGAGGTGACAAAAAGGCCGACAGCATTGATACCACGATTGATGAGCTGTGGCGGGACATGCGCTGGTCAGTGGCACGAATTCAGGACAAACCCCGCTGTATCGTGGGGCAAATCTGATGCGGATTTACGCACAACAGGGCGACACGCTTGATGCCATCTGCGACCGCCACTACGGGCGCACGCAGGGGGTTTTTGAGGCCGTGCTTGCCGCGAATCCGGGACTGGCTGAATGGGGGGCTGTGCTGCCGCATGGCATGGCGGTTGAACTGCCTGACGTTCAGTCTGCACCGGTCAGTCAGACAATAAACCTGTGGGAGTAAACCATGACGGAAGGGGAAAAAGGCGTCCTGTCGCTGTTTGTGATTGGCGTCATGATCGTTGTCGGAAAAGTGCTGGCGGGTGGGGAGGCTATTACGCCGCGCCTGTTTATTGGCCGTATGTTACTCGGTGGTTTTGTCTCGATGGTGGCCGGTGTGGTGCTGGTTCAGTTTCCTGATATGCCGCTGACCGCCGTGTGTGGGATTGGCTCCATGCTTGGTATCGCAGGCTATCAGTTTGTCGAAATCGCCATTAAGCGCCGCCTGAAATCCATGGGAGGTAACTGATGCCAGCCATTAGCACACACCCGAATATCGCGGCCTTTCTCGACATGCTGGCCTGGTCAGAAGGAACGGCAACGCACCCGCTGACGAAAAATCGCGGCTATGACGTGATTGTTACCGGGCTGGATGGTCGCCCCGAGATTTTCAGTGATTACCGCGATCACCCGTTCGCCGGTGGCCGGGCGGCAAAAGTCTTTAACCGTCGCGGCGAGAAGTCCACGGCGTCAGGGCGCTATCAGCAACTTTACCGCTACTGGCCGCACTATCAGAAACAGCTTTCCCTGCCGGATTTCAGCCCGTTGTCACAGGACAGGCTTGCTATCCAGTTAATCAGTGAACGCGGTGCACTGGAGGATATCCGGGCGGGGCGCATTGAACGGGCAATTTCACGCTGTTGCACTGTCTGGGCGTCGCTGCCGGGGGCCGGTTACGGTCAGCGTGAGCATACGCTTAACAGTCTGATCACCGTGTGGCGAACCGCAGGCGGGGGGATGGCATGAAAACACTGTTCATTCTGCTGGCGCTGGCTGTGCTGGCGCTGTTATGGATGCGTCACGAAAACACCATGTTACAGGCGTCCTTTGACAGGGCAAATCGTGTCGCCAGCGAACAAAAGACACTGGCCGGTATGCTGAAAAATCAGCTCCGTGTTGCCACTGACCGGGCGGATAAAAACGAGCTGGCGCAAGTGGATATGCGCCGGAAACTGGACGCCGCCACACAACGTGAAGCGGAACGGGAAAAGACCATCAAGAGGTTACTTAATGAAAATGACGAGTTTCGCCGCTGGTATGGCGCTCTGCTTCCTGATGCTGTGCGCCGGTTGCACTACCGCGCCGCCTGTGCCGACGCCGGTGATTGTCTACAGCGGTTGCCCGAAAGTGAGCCTGTGCCCGATGCCGGGAAGTGATCCACAGACGAACGGCGACTTAAGTGATGATATTCGCCACCTTGAGCGCGCGCTGGAGAGTTGCGCACTACAGGTGAAAACCGTCAAACAATGCCAGGATGAATTAGATGCTGAAACCCGACAGTCTGCGAAAAGCCCTGACTGATGCCGCGCCAGTGCTGGCCGCTAACCCCGACATGCTGCGCCTTTACGTCGATGGTGGCAACATCGCCGCCACGCTGGCAACGTCACTGTCGTTTGAAAAGCAGTACACGCTTAATGTGATCGTGACCGATTTTACCGGCGATTTTGATTTGATCCTTGTGCCAGTGCTGGCATGGCTGCGTGAGCATCAGCCCGATATTCTCAGTACCGACACCGGTCAGAAAAAAGGTTTTACTTTTGAGGCTGATATTAACAGCGACAGCAGTTTCGATATCAGCATCAGTCTGTTACTCACTGAGCGAACACTTGTTGATGAGGTGGGTGCGGCGCTTCATGTCCGTTGCATCCCGGAGCCATCGCTGCCGGAGTCTGTAACCCGCCCTGTCGAGCTCTATATCAAGGGTGAACTGGTGAGTAAATGGGATGAGTGAATTTAAACCCCTGGAGGACAAACTCACAGGACTGCTTGCGGCATTGTCACCCGCAGGCCGTCGCCGCCTGACTGTCGATATTGCGAAGAAGCTGCGCCAGCAACAGCAACAACGCATTAAAACGCAGAAAGCACCTGATGGAACCGCTTATGCAGTACGCAAACGTCAGCCGCTGCGTGCCAGAAAGGGACGCATTAAGCGGGAGATGTTCGCGAAGTTACGTACAAATCGCTTTATGAAGGCCAGCGGCAACGACAGTGAGGCGGTGGTTGCATTTACCGGGAAGGTACAGCGCATTGCGCGGGTGCATCAATTCGGCCTCAAAGACAGACCGGGGCGTAACCGGGAGGAAGTGCCGTATCCAGAGCGTCAGTTGCTGGGCTTTTCTCCTGACGATACGCGGCTCATCGAAAACCTGATTATTGACCATCTTGCCGAAAAATAGCTGTGCCATTTCTGACATAACCACTTCACATTGCTGCCGGATTCGTCCGGCGGCATCCTGCCAGTATGAAAACACTCGCAACCCTGAATGAACTTGCCCGCGCTATCCGCAATCTGGTGCGTACCGGCGTTGTTGTCGAAATCGACCTCAATGCGGGGCGCTGCCGTGTGCAGACCGGCGGCATTATTACCGACTGGCTCCAGTGGCTGACACAGCGTGCCGGTCGCTCTCGCACATGGTGGGCTCCGTCCATTGGTGAGCAGGTGCTCATTCTGGCCGTGGGCGGTGAACTGGATACTGCTTTTGTGCTGCCGGGCATTTTCTCTGATGACCACCCCGCGCCGTCTGCCTCGGCGGACGCCTGGCATGTTGCTTTCCCCGATGGTGCGGTCATTGAGTACGAACCGAAAACCAGCGCCCTGACGGTCAGCGGCATAAAAACCGCTGACGTGACGGCATCAGAGTCTATTACTGCCACGGTGCCGGTGGTACTGGTCAAAGCGGCGGAGCGTATCACGCTGGATACCCCGGAAGTGATTTGCACCAACAAACTGGTCACCGGCTCGCTTGAGGTGCAAAAAGGCGGCCAGATGCGCGGTGATATCACACACACCGGCGGGTCACTCTCCTCAAACGGCAAAGTTCTTCACACCCATAAACACCCCGGCGACAGCGGCGGCACAACAGGAGCGCCGCTATGACCGCACGCTATACCGGCATGAGTCGGGCAGATGGCCGGGCTATTACCGATGTTGAGCATATCAGCCAGAGCGTGAGCGATATTCTGCGCACACCTGTCGGGTCGAGGGTGATGCGCCGTGAATATGGGTCGTTGCTGTCGGCCATGATTGACCAGCCACAGACACCCGCACTGGAGCTGCAAATCAAAGTCGCCTGTTATATGGCGGTGCTGAAATGGGAGCCGAGAATTACCCTCAGCGCGGTTACTACTGAGCGTCATTTTGATGGCCGCATGGTGGTCAACCTGACCGGCTCAGTGACCAGTACCGGCGACGCCATTTCGTTAACCCTTCCTGTGAGTTGAAACCATGCCCATTGTTGATTTGAGCCAGCTCCCCGCCCCGGATGTGGTGGAAACACTGGACTACGAGACCATTCTGGCAGAGCGAAAGGCGACCTTTATTTCGCTTTACCCCCCGGAGCAACAACCCGCCGTGGCCCGCACACTGTTACTGGAGTCAGAGCCGATTGTTAAGCTCCTGGAGGAAAACGCCTACCGTGAGGTTATCTGGCGTCAGCGGGTCAATGAGGCGGCACGGGCGGTGATGCTGGCCTATGCCGAAAAAACGGATCTGGATGTGCTCGGCGGGAATTTTAATGTCGCGCGGCTCGTTGTGACCCCTGCCGACGATACGGTCATTCCGCCGGTGGTTGCTGTCATGGAGTCTGACACGGATTTTCGTCTGCGCATTCAACAGGCGTTTGAAGGTCTGAGCGTCGCCGGTTCTGTGGGGGCGTATGAATATCATGGTCGCAGCGCCGACGGGCGTGTTGCTGACATATCGGTGACCAGCCCGTCGCCGTCCTGCGTGACCATTTCCGTGCTGTCACGTGAAAACAATGGCATCGCGTCTGATGAATTGCTCGCGGTGGTTCGCAATGCCCTGAATGCCGAGGATGTCAGGCCTGTCGCTGACCGGTTGACGGTGCAATCCGCTGACATTGTGGATTATCAGATTGACGCCACGCTTTATCTTTATCCCGGCCCCGAAAGTGAGCCCATCCGCGCCGCTGCCGTGAAAAATCTGGAGGCCTATATCAGCGCACAGCACCGCCTCGGGCGTGATATTCGCCTTTCTGCCATCTATGCGGCATTACATGTCGTGGGTGTGCAGCGCGTGGAACTGGCCGCACCACATGCCGATATCGTACTCGACAACACGCAGGCGTCATTCTGTACACGCTACACCATCGCGGTAGGGGGTGCTGATGAATGATTCACGCCTGTTGCCGGTGGGTTCCTCGCCACTGGAGGTGGCCGCCGCCCGCGCCTGTGCGGAAATCGAAAAAACGCCCGTCAGTCTTCGTACCCTGTGGAATCCTGACACCTGTCCGGCAAACCTGTTGCCGTGGCTGGCCTGGGCGTTTTCCGTTGACCGGTGGGATGAAAAGTGGCCGGAGCTGACAAAGCGCGCCGTTATCCGTGATGCGTGGTTTATTCACTGTCACAAGGGCACCCTCGGTGCCGTCCGGCGGGTGGTGGAGCCGCTCGGCTACCTCATCAACGTCACGGAATGGTGGGAAACCAGCGATCCGCCGGGGACGTTTCGCCTGGATATCGGCGTGCTGGAAAGCGGCATCACCGAAGAAATGTATTACGAGATAGAGCGCCTGATTGCTGATGCAAAACCGGCCAGCCGTCACCTGATCGGCCTGAACATTATTCAGGATATCCCCGGCTGGCTGTTCACCGGCGGTGTGGCCTGTGACGGCGACATTATTACGGTTTACCCCGGACAAGTGAGGACTGATGAGCACAAAATTTAAAACCGTTATCACCACTGCCGGTGCGGTAAAGCTGGCGGCGGCCACGCTGCCGGGTGGTAAGAAAGTCAATATCACCGCAATGGCCGTCGGGGATGGTGGCGGTATTCTGCCGGTGCCGGATGCGGGTCAGACCCGTCTCGTTAATGAGGTCTGGCGTCATGCCCTGAATAAAATCAGCCAGGATAACCGGCACAGTAATTATGTTGTGGCCGAGCTGGTTATCCCGCCGGAGGTGGGCGGCTTCTGGATGCGCGAGCTGGGGCTTTATGACGATGAGGGGACGCTGATTGCCGTCTCCAACATGGCTGAAAGCTATAAACCGGAACTGGCCGAGGGGTCAGGCCGTGCGCAGACCTGCCGCATGGTCATCATTGTCAGCAGTGTCGCCTCGGTGGCGTTATCCGTTGATTCCTCGATGGTGATGGCAACGCAGGATTATGTGGATGATGCGATTTCGGCGCATGAAAAATCCCGTCGCCATCCCGATGCAACCACACAGGAAAAGGGGTTTACTCAGCTCAGCAACGCGACGGACAGTGAGGCCGACAGTCTGGCCGCCACGCCAAAAGCGGTAAAAATCGCCATGGACAATGCCAGCGCGCGACTGGCGAAAGAACGGAACGGTGCGGACATTCCCAATAAGCCCCTGTTTGTACAAAACATCGGTTTACAGAACACGGTAAACCGGGCGGAAAATGCCGTCCAGCGCACCGGCGATGCGATGGCCTGGCTCGATGTCATTGGTGAAATTCATGCAGCATCAATGCGCGTTAACACACCTGCCTCACCGTCTGTGCAGGGACTGACGATTGACTGGAACGGCGTCGGGTTTGGTGCCGCAGGGCTGACCAATAACCGGGGGCTGGGTACGGGTGGGTTTATTTTTCGCACCGTGGATTCAACCAATAAAACTGAATATGGTCGCGTCACCTTTAACGAGCTGGGGGAGATTTTTGCCGGGCGTAACATCTATGCCGGGGCCGCTAAATTCGCCATTGATGGCAACAGCTATGGCACCATCTGGGGGACGGGGGGCAACAGTGAATGGTTATCCAATAATCTGAATGCCCGCTTCGGTGCCATTCCGGTGAACAATGCCACGGGGGATATTTCCGGTCCCGCCTGGGGCGGTTTATTGTCCGCGCATCTGGCGGAAAAATGGCGGGGGATCCAAAGCCAGTTTGCTGCAATCCCGGTTGATAACCCGTCGGGGAATATTCGTGGCAGTGCCTGGGGAAACGACTGGCTGTCGAATTATCTCGCACGCACATTCCAGCCCAGGGGCGATTATACCCCGGCGGGCGAGGCGTACACGAAAGCGGCCAGTGACGGGCGTTTTCTGCGACTGACTGGCGGCACACTGGCCGGTCAGGTGGTATCCACCGTTCCCGATAACTACCGGTTACGAATGAGTGACCGCGCCTTTTTTTTCCGCTTTGATGGCTCCGCTTTTTATCTGATGAAAACCGCCAAGGGCGACCCGGACGGACTCTGGGATAATACCCGACCGTTGATCGTGGATGCGGAAACCGGGCGGGTAACGCTGCCGCATATGTCGATGGTGGATGGTTATCTTAAGGTTGGCAATACGGGAACGGTCATTTCAACGGACGGCAATATCTTTGGTGCCCGCTGGGGAGAGGGTGGGGGCTGGCTGGGGGATGCCTTTGATGCGCGAATGAATGCCGTGCAGGCGCGCGCGGATGATGCCTGGAATAAGGCGAACGACGCCCAGATTAACCGCGTGGTGGATGTGCGTTTTACCGCTGAGCATCAGGTGGGGGCAGTCGGTGTGCGTGACTATCGCAACGGCAACACCGTCCTGACCGGATTTGTTAACAAGGACGGCGATTATTCCGTTGAGGATCTGTACTGGAGCTATATCCAGGTTTACCGCAACGGCCAGTGGCTGACCATCGGGAGAGGATAATGTCAGGGTCTTATATTACGCTGAAAAATTTCAGGGCGTGCATACCCGCCACGCCAGAGCAACGGGAGCTGGCAAAACAGAATGTTTTGTTTCTGATGGATGAAAGCGGCGCTGACTGGTATGAAAGCCAGCGTCATTTTTCACCGGATACGATGAAAATCGGCTATGACGGGCGGGGCATTATTAAAGTGATTGCCACGGGTTTTACCGATGTTTCGTCCCTGTGGCCGGACGGACTGAGCGTTTCCGAGGTGGAGGATAACGAAGAAAACCGCCGCGTGGATAATACGGGAAGCTGGGTCTATGACGGGGAAAAAATTATTCCCCGCGTGTATACCCCGCAGGAATTGCAGACACAGGCAGAGAGTCAGAAGACGCGTTTACTGGCTGATATTGCGACCCGTATTGCGCCCCTCCAGGATGCGGTTGAACTCGGTATTGCCAGTGATAAGGAGGTGGCAACCCTGACGGCACTGAAAAAGTACCGTGTACTGGTAAACCGCGTTGACCCGGCGGCGCCGGTCTGGCCGGAACAGCCGGAATAATTCAGGCGGGCATTAGCCCGCTTTTTCTTTTGTCCTCTGTTGTGTCTTATCACGACCAACCTCAATAAATAGCTCAGTTCGCACGCTGACCTGAAAATACACTCACCCCAACCCACGGAGTTAAACGGATGAGTGATTTTCATCATGGCGTGCAGGTCGTCGAAATCAACGACGGTACGCGCGTCATTTCCACGGTCTCAACGGCGATTGTCGGTATGGTCTGTACCGCCAGTGATGCCGATGCGGCGACCTTTCCCCTTAACGAGCCGGTGCTGATTACCAATGTTCAGAGCGCCATCGCAAAAGCCGGTAAAAAAGGCACGCTGGCAGCGTCCTTACAGGCCATCGCTGACCAGTCAAAACCGGTGATTGTCGTTGTGCGTGTGGCTGAGGGCACCGGCACCGATGAAGATGCGGCCCTCGCACAGACCCTTTCCAACATCATCGGCACCACGGATGAGAACGGTAAATACACCGGCCTCAAGGCACTGCTGACCGCCGAAGCGGTTACCGGCGTTAAGCCTCGCATTCTCGGTGTGCCGGGTTTTGATACGCTCGAAGTGGCGACGGCGCTTGCCCCTGTCTGTCAGAAGCTGCGCGCCTTTGGTTATGTCAGTGCGTGGGGCTGTAAGACCATTTCCGATGCCATCAAATATCGGGACAATTTCAGCCAGCGTGAGCTGATGGTTATCTGGCCGGATTTTCTCGCCTGGGACACCGTGAGCAATGCGACCGCCACGGCTTACGCCACCGCTCGCGCGCTCGGTCTTCGCGCGTACATCGACCAGACTGTTGGCTGGCACAAAACCCTGTCTAACGTTGGCGTGAACGGTGTCACCGGCATCAGTGCCTCCGTCTTCTGGGATTTGCAGGAGCCAGGCACCGATGCGGATTTACTCAATGAGGCGGGTGTGACCACGCTGATCCGTAAGGATGGCTTTCGCTTCTGGGGTAACCGCACCTGCTCCGATGACCCGCTTTTCCTCTTTGAGAACTACACCCGCACCGCGCAGGTTATCGCTGACACGATGGCGCAGGCGCATATGTGGGCAGTCGACAAACCCATTACCGCAACATTAATCCGCGACATCGTGGATGGCATCAATGCCAAATTCCGCGAACTCAAGACCAACGGTTATATCGTGGATGCGAGCTGCTGGTTTGATGAGGAGGCCAACGATAAGGAAACGCTCAAAGCGGGGAAACTCTATATCGATTATGACTATACGCCGGTTCCCCCGCTGGAAAATCTGACCTTACGCCAGCGTATCACTGACAAGTACCTCGCCACTCTGGTGACAGCGGTCAACAGCAACTAAGGAGCCTGACACATGGCAATGCCGCGCAAACTGAAACATATGAATGTCTTCCTGAATGGCTACAGCTATCAGGGGGTGGCGAAGTCCATCACGTTACCAAAACTGACCCGTAAGCTGGAGAACTGGCGCGGAGCAGGGATGAGCGGTAGCGCACCGGTTGACCTCGGTCTGGATGATGATGCCCTGTCAATGGAATGGTCACTCGGCGGCTTCCCGGATTCCGTTATCTGGGAGCTGTACGGCGCGACCGGCGTCGATGCGGTGCCGGTACGTTTTGCCGGTTCCTACCAGCGCGACGACACCGGCGAAACAGTCGCCGTCGAAGTAGTCATGCGTGGTCGCCAGAAAGAAATCGACACCGGCGAGAGCAAGATGGGCGAAGACACTGAGTCCAAAATTTCGGTCGTGTGTACTTATTTTAAGCTGACGATGGACGGCAAAGAGCTGGTCGAAATCGACACCATCAACATGATTGAAAAAGTGAACGGCACCGACCGGCTGGAGCAGCACCGCCGCAATATCGGTCTGTAATTTTTGCCCGGTGAGCGGTGCTTACCGGGTTAACTGCTAACGAAATTAAACGAGAAAACCATGACCAAAGAAAACGTTGTTACCCTGGAAAATCCCATCAAACGTGGCGAGCAGGTTGTTAGCGCCATTACGCTGATTAAGCCTAACGCGGGCACGCTACGCGGCGTCAGTCTGGCGGCGGTCGCTAACTCTGAGGTCGACGCGCTCATTAAAGTGCTGCCACGTATGACTGCACCGATGCTGACCGAGCAGGAAGTCGCCGCACTGGAGCTGCCTGATCTGGTTGCACTGGCCGGTAAGGTGGTCGGTTTTTTGTCGCCGAATTCGGCACGATAACCTTTCCAAAAAAACTCTCGGTCGATGACCTGATGGCGGATATTGCAGTGATCTTCCACTGGCCGCCATCGGAGCTCTTTCCCATGAGCCTGACCGAACTCATCACATGGCGCGAAAAAGCGCTCCAGCGAAGCGGAAACACGAATGAGTGATGTGAAGTTACAGGTATTACTCAAAGCGGTTGACCAGGCGACCCGTCCGTTAAGATCCATCGATAAGGCCAGCAGGGAGCTGGCCGGAGACGTTCGGGCGACACAGACCACACTGCGTGAGCTTAACAGCCAGGCATCAAAAATAGAGGGTTTTCGCAAGACCAGCGCACAGCTTGCCGTTACTGGTCAGGCGCTGCAAAAGGCAAAGCAGGAAGCCGCCGCGCTGGCTGTGCAGTTCAGAAACACAGAACAGCCCACGCGTGCGCAGGCGGCAGCAATGGAGGCAGCACGTAAAAGCGCCGCCGCGCTCCAGCTTAAACACAACAGTCTGCGCGAGGCGGTACAACGCCAGCGGCAGGAACTCAGCCAGGCCGGAATCAATACCCGCACGCTGGCCGCTGATGAGCGTCGCCTGCGCGGAACAATCAGTGAGACAACATCGCAACTTGACCGGCAGCGGGCAGCACTGGCGAGGGTCAGCGCACAACAGGAAAAGCTGACCCGCGTCAGGCAGCGTTATCAGGCAGGAAAAGAGCTGGCCGGGAGCACTGCTGCGGTGGGGGCTGCTGGCGTAGGAATGGCGACAACGGCCACACTGGCGGGTGTTGCGTTATTAAAGCCCGGTTATGAGTTTGCTCAAAAAAACGCTGAATTACAGGCCGTGCTCGGTGTCGCCAAAGACTCAGCAGAGATGACGGCGTTACGAAAACAGGCTCGCCAGCTCGGTGATAACACCGCCGCCTCGGCTGATGATGCGGCCGGTGCGCAAATCGTTATTGCCAAAGCGGGCGGCAATGCCGCAGATATTCAGGCCGCCACGCCTGTAACCCTGAATATGGCGCTGGCTAACCAGCGCACAATGGAAGAAAACGCGAAATTACTGCTGGGTACAAAAAACGCTTTTCAGCTTTCAAACGATAAGGTCGCTCACATCGGGGATGTATTGTCTGCCACGATGAATAAGTCAGCCGCTGACTTTGAGGGGCTGAGCGACTCTCTGACGTACCTTGCACCGGTGGCGAGAACGGCGGGCGTGAGTCTTGAGGAAGCCGCCGCAATGACCGGCGTACTTCATGACAACAACATCACCGGGTCGATGGCCGGTACGGGGAGCGCTGCAATAGTGACCCGTCTCCAGGCACCGACCGGCGAAGCGTTCCGCGCGATTAAAGAGCTCGGCGTTAAAACGTCGGACAGCAAAGGCAATATGCGACCTCTTTTCACCATTCTGAAAGAGATTAACGCCAGTTTCTCCAAGCATAAGCTGGGTAACGCCCAGCAGGGTGAATACCTTAAAACCATCTTTGGAGAGGAGGCACTCAAATCAGCCAACGTTCTGATGCAGGCTGCATCATCCGGGAAGCTGGATAAGCTCACAGCAGCATTTAAAGCGTCAGACGGCAAGACCGAAGAACTGGTCAAAGTCATGCAGGACAACCTCGGCGGTGACTTTAAAGAGTTCCAGTCGGCTTACGAGGCTGTTGGAACTGATCTGTTTGACCAGCAGGAGTCTTCCCTTCGCAAACTGGTGCAGACGGCGACAGGCTATGTGCTGCAACTCGATGGCTGGATTAAGAAAAATCAGGGGCTGACGCAAACCCTAGGGGCACTTGTTGGGGTGGCAACGGGGGTCATTGCGGTCATCGGTGCGATTGGCCTGGTTGCGTTCCCGGTCATTATGGGGATTAACGCGATTATTGCCGCAGCCGGTGTGCTGGGGACGGTATTCAGCGTCGTGGGTGGTGCAATCGTGACAGCACTCGGTGCGCTGACTCTGCCGATTGTCGCGGTGGGCGCTGCTGTCGTCGCCGGTGCACTGCTTATCCGCAAATATTGGGAACCCATCAGCGCCTTTTTCAGTGGTGTGATTGAGGGGCTGACAGCGGCGTTTGCGCCGGTGGGTGAAATGTTCTCCCCTCTTAAACCGATGTTTGACTGGCTGGGTGAGAAATTAAAGGCGGCGTGGGACTGGTTCAGGAGTCTGCTGGAGCCGGTGAAGTCTTCCCAGGAACAACTTAACGCATGCAAGGATGCCGGTATTGCTTTTGGTCAGACGCTGGCTGATGCGCTCATGTTGCCGCTTAACGCGTTCAATAAACTGCGGGCGGGGATTGACTGGGTGCTGGAAAAACTCGGCGTTATTAACAAGGCATCGGGTGACCTCGATAAAACGGCGGAAAAAGCCGATGCCGCGAAAAATGGTGCGACGCAAAACCCGGCAATCAGTAATGGTGCGTATATCCCTGCAACCGGCAATTACGGGGGCTATCAGGCATATCAGCCGGTAACCGCCCCCGGAGCGGGTAAAGCGTACACCGACAACAGGCAGAGTCATTACAGCATCACTATACAAAACGGTGGCGCGCCGGGTGGTGAGCTTGGAAATCAGGTGCGGGACGCCGTTGAACGTGCTGACAGGGAAAAGCGCGCCCGTGAACGCGCTGACATGAGAACTGACGGATAAGGGGAGCGGATATGCTGCTTGCACTTGGTTTATTTGTGTTTATGCGTCAGACGCTGCCATTTCAGAGTATGCAGCGCGACGCGGAATATCGCTGGCCGTCAAATGCCCGTGTGGGTAAGCGAGACGCTTTTCAGTTTCTTGGGGTGGGTGAGGAGAAAATCACGCTCAGTGGGGAGCTTTACCCGGAACTGACTGGCGGGCATCTCTCCTTAACTGCGCTCCGGCTGATGGCCGAGGGTGGCAAGGCATGGCCGTTACTTTCCGGTGCGGGAATGATTTACGGCATGTTCGTTATCAACAGCATCAGCGATACCGGCACCGTATTTTTTTCTGATGGCTCCCCGCGAAAAATCAGTTTTACGCTGACATTAACGCGGGTCGATGAGTCGCTGTCGGCGGTATATGGCGATCTGAATGAACAGGCTGAAACACTCGTCGGAAATGCGAAAGACTCAGCAATGAAATTAACGTCGACTCTGGGGTTATGATGTCAGAGATACTCTATAGCAAGGCGGGGAGCGCACTGGCCCCCGATTTTATGCTGACGCTCGAAAGCAGGGATATTACCGGGAACATCAGTAACAGGCTGATACAGCTCACGATGACGGATAACCGGGGTTTTGAGGCTGACCAGCTTGATATTGAACTGGATGACAGCGACGGGCTTGTACAGTTGCCGGTGCGTGGTGCTGTTCTGACTCTGTTTCTGGGCTGGAAAGATTCCGCACTTGTGGGCAAAGGAAGTTTTACTGTCGATGAAGTTGAGCACCGGGGCGCGCCTGACACTGTCACCATTCGCGCCCGTAGCGCCGATTTTCGCGGGTCGCTGAACTCTCGGCGTGAAGAGTCATGGCATGATAAAACGCTGGGTCAAATTATTGAGGCTATTGCGACACGCAATAAATTAACCGCTGCTGTTGCGCCTGAGCTGGCAAAAATTCCAGTACCGCATATCGACCAGGCTCAGGAATCAGACGCCAAATTTCTTACGCGGCTGGCTGATCGGAATGGCGGTGAGGTTTCCGTAAAGGCGGGCAAGTTGCTGTTCCTGAAACCGGGTAATGCGGTCAGTGCCAGTGGTAAGAAGATTCCGCAGGTGACGATCATCCGCAGTGATGGTGACCGGCATCAGTTTTCGATTGCCGACAGGGGCGCTTATACCGGTGTCACGGCTCAGTGGCTTCATACCAAAGAGCCAAAGCCAAAAAAAGTGAAGGTAAAACGTAAACCAAAAGAGCAGCATCTGCGCGCATTACAACACCCCAAAGCAAAGGCCGCTAAAAAGAAAGAAGCTAAAACGCCGGAAGCGCGCGAGGGCGAATATATGGCCGGTGAAGCGGATAACGTCTTTGCGTTAACCACGATTTATTCAACAAAAGCCCAGGCTATGCGGGCGGCTAAAGCAAAGTGGGACAAACTCCAACGCGGCGTGGCTGAGTTTTCAATCAGTCTGGCGCTTGGCCGCGCCGACCTTTACCCGGAGACGCCGGTCGCTGTTTCTGGATTTAAGCGCATCATCGACGAGCAGGCATGGATTATCACCAAAGTGACTCACACACTCAGCAATAACGGCTATACAACGGCGTTAGAGCTGGAGGTAAAACTCTCTGATATTGAGTATGAGATGAATGATGAAAGTGATGCCGATTATACGGATAGTGAGGATGATTAATCGAAATAACCCGCCAGAAGACGGGCTAAAATGATTAGCTTATTTTGGCATGTAAACTCTGGTTTTAGATGAGAGGAGAATTTTTGCAGGCTGATCCATTAGTTTCCCCATCTCCGCGCAAGTGGCCGCCGGGTTTTCTAAAGTAAATCCTATCGATTTATACATGTTTACCACATGAAGCAACTTAATATCACTGAGAAAATCTTTAGGGGTGCTTTTTGTCCAGATTGACATGCAAACCCCACTGGTAATAACTGCTTCATAGGCATCAGGCGTTAGAGTTTTACCAGGCAAAACTACAGTGGCAATGTCATTTTTGATTGATATTTCAGTTGGTTGCCATTCTCGTATGGATTTTTGCAAGGCTTTTTGGTCGTTGTTTTGCGCTAAAGCATTTCCTGACGATAGAAATGCAGCACTTAACAGAACGTATTTAAGAAAAGACAT